GTGTCTATTAACACCAACGGTACTGATATACGGATCAGTTAAGTCATAACTAGGTCCACGTCTTTTACCGATAAAGCCGTCGATGCGTTCTAAATTGCTACTGTTAAGTAACTGATCTAAGGTAGCATGAAGAAATTTTTCGTTCTTAGTAGTTTGTAAAAACTTAGGTAAGAACGAACTGGATTTACGTTTAGCCATTAGTAAGAACTACCCCCACTGGATGTTGTTGTAATAGATGATGTTGAACTTGTTGTTGCTGAACCTGTGTATACTTCACCAGTTGCTTTAATATTAGTTGCAGTAATTGCACTAATTACCTCGACATCATTAACAGTTGCTGCATTAACAAATATCTCATCATGTTCACAACTGATTTGATATAAACTACCAAATGCCTGTGTTCCACTTGTAGGAACAATTACAACACTATTTAAGAAAGGTGTTAACGAAGTATGTAAGTAAGCACTTAGCTCACTAAAGTAAAACGTTTCTCCAAAGTCCCAATTTTCCACTGCAAAGTAAGTGTTAAGAGCTACTATTAATTTAGATTTAATTTCACTGTCAGAAATATTATAACCTGGATTTTTAACTACTTTGAAACTTGCACGAAGGTTAGTATCTGCTTTTAACCCAAATAATGGCTTAAACTTTGCACTGTGCATTACAAGTGCATCACTTAAACTCTTATAACCTTCAAGACTATTAAATTGTGATCTAAGACTATTCACTGTTGGCTCTATTGGTTTTACAACAGTACTAGTTGTATCTTGTACATACTCAACATACGAATTACTGTAGTTCTGTGTTAACATATATATGTCAATGATGTTACCCGGACTTGGATCGATTCTTCTATTGTTTGGTGCATGATGTGCATAATGAAACTTAATATCGTCACGCCCTACATAAACTTTATAGTCGAGACTCTCGACTGTTTTCTTTGTTCCTGATGAATTGTCTACAACATAAAAAGTTTTATCTGTAACTGCATATAAAACTTGATTATTTGATAAGTCAGTTAATATAGCATCTATTTCTGCTCTTGTTTCGTATGTGTGATTAACCGAGTCTGCTGGCAATGCAACATACTTATCAAAGTTATCATAGTCTATTTGTCTTTTTAAGAATATAAATTTTCTATTAGCTGCGGTTGCAGTTTCGCTATCAATGCCAACTATCATATCAAATACATCTGGGTTATCTATAATACCATCGTCATCTTGGTCAGCGAATGTTATTAATACTTTTGTGTTATCGTTGTAACCATCAGATTCAGTTACAACACCGTATACATTCCAATCAAGGTCTCTTGTTAACGGTGAACCACTAACTGGATCTGCATTAACACCTAATACTTTAATAGTATCTTTCTTTGTAAGCCCGGTCACTGGATCATAAACTTTACTTGTCTTGTCGTGATAGAAACGTGTTTCTTGTTGACTTGTAAAGAAGTATTCTAAGCCTCTGTATGTAATTGTGTAAGTGCTTCCGTCTGTTGTAAACTTAATTAACCAACTAGCATCTTTACTTGTGTTACTAGTATCTTTAGCAAAGTCTCTGCTAAATTTATTTGACACGGCAACATTTCTATTTTCAATCACATACCATGTGTTAGCCAAATAGTCAAAACCAATTGAAAAGTTTTTATATTGTTTAATATTAGTAAACAATATACTCTCAAACACTCCAGGTAAATCTGATTTAAATCCAGGTAATACTGACATTGCTATTGCTTGTGATGGTATGTTTTCATTTAATCTGATTGCACCTGTTTGTGCAGTTACCTTACCGTCTGCTACTCCAGATCCGTTGTTGTTAATACTAACAACACCCGAGTAAACAGTTGTCATACTATTTGGATGATTAGCAGCACCTGCCATTAATGTACCATTCTTCATAAAGTGGTAACCAGTTGGTGCACTAAATTTTAACATGCCTCCGACTTTAACATAGCTTCTGTTGTTACCGGAAGTAGTGCTAATTTCTAATACCTCACCGGTATCATTAGTAAAATATCCAGTGCTATAATTAGACCCAAAACTTACACGGTTCCAGTTAACGTTACTTGCAGTTAATGCTTTGCGATCATAGTTTGCAAAATAAAAATGTTCCATTTCGTTGCTTCTGAGCAAAGGTTCCACTGTGTTCTTAAGTACATTAAAAATATCATTATCTGTAGTCCAGGCAAATGTTACATTGTTTACAAATTCATTTCTGTATAATGCACCATCTTGTGCATAAATGTTTGTACTAGAATACTTTCCAGTTACGTCTTTTACATCAAGGTATCTACTAATTCCACTGCTTGTTCTATTAATTGCTTTGCTTTTAATAACATTGTTAAAAGTAGTTAACGGAAAGATATTATAATCTTCACCATTAACCATTCTGTTCTGTGTGTAGTACTGTTGTGGTGCTTTAAGTTTAATGTCCTCAAGTGTATCTCTATCACTTGCATTATCTATTGTGTATTGTAAACTTAGACCTACAGTTAACTCTTCAATAGTTCCTGTTTTGCTAACATAACTAATGTTTAATTTTAATCCATTAATATCATTTGGTTTAATACGATATGCTCGTCCGTTGCTGGTACGATAGTAACTACGGAAGTTACCACTTGGAATATCTGAAAATACACCATCACCAAATACTAAATCAATCTGATCATCTGATCTGCTGTTAACTGCAAATAATGAACGAACACTTTCACTTAAACTATTATAGATAACATTGTTACCTGTAATCGCCGGAACCTTAGTCCATTCTGTGCCAGCAGTTGCGTCATTGTCAAGGTTGAATAACCATACATCTTCATTGTTAATTCCGTTAACGTCGATGCTAACGATACGATTAGATAGTGCATTATCTAATTGGAAGTCAACTGTTTCAAGTGTTCCTTGTTTAAAGTAAAAGAAGAAGCCAGTATTGCTAGATCCTGCACCTTTACCATCTTGGCGATAAAAAGTATTAAATGTATTGCCTGGCTTAGGAGGTGCTTCGTAAATATATTCTTGACCAGTAAACGTTCCGTTGACCACTTCAAACGTCATAGTTTCTCCGGCTACGTCTGCAATAAATGGTACAACTGGAATTGTTTCTGGTATTAGATTAATTTCATAAATTTCTGTCTTAATTCCGCTTAGTGTTGCCTTTGCACTTGGGTTACCAAAGCTCTGAGCATTTGACATTGCGGCATTCATTATCACTGCGTAATGTTCTAAGTAGTCTGGATTAGTGCTATCGTTCCATACAATATAACTGTCTGCTAAATTACGTCCGGTGCTATCATATACATTTTCTGAAGTTTGTATACTTGTAATCTTTACCATGCCTCTGCCTGGTTGATTACGCTTTGGATGATAGCTTAATAACTTTGCTAAACGTAATACGCTATCACGTCTTTGTGCTGTTTCTAAAAAGTTTTCTCTTGCGTTAAGATCTTGTCTAAATGCAAGGCTTTGCCCAAAGTATGCAATAAGATCCATGAGTGCAATAAATTCACTACTTTCAATGTAATCATTGAAGTCTTCTGGATAATTGTTACGAAGATATTGTACCATCGTGGTACGAAGCGTTTCAAAGTCATAACTCTTAAAGTCAGCGTCTTTGAATGTTTGATAAATCTTTGTCCAGTCTTCTGAAACAAATAAACTATTTTGGCGTTCACTAATACTCATTTAATATACCCAGTCCCTTATATTGTAGTATTTATGCGTTTTATAAAGTGGGTATATATTCTAAACCGTAGCTTTACCACTTTGTCCATCGAATGTAACTATCATGGCTTCGACTTGGTTATTAGTAACATACATAACATTTAACTCTACCTGAAGTCCGTGTTCCCATTCTGTAACCTCGAGAGATTGCAAAACTATTCTAGGATCTGCTGCTACAATTTCTTGTAAATTTTCAACTACTGCAAAACGTACATCATCTGTAAATGGATCAAATATATAATCCCAAACAAGACAACCAAAATCAGGATTCATTAAACGCTCTCCCTGTCTGGTGTTAAGATGATTAATTAGATCAGAACGAATTAAAACACCATCCGTTGCCGCTGTGTCTACAAAATCTCGTCCTATGCTTGTGTAACCGTAGTAAGTTGCCATATTAATATTTACCTATGTTTTTTAGTCGTCTGCTAGCCTATCCGGACTTGCAGTAATAATTGTTGCTATATAAGGTGCTTTATTTGCTACCTTGTCACCTAACCTTGCAACTGGTATACTATTAGCAAGAACTGTTGGACTGGCAGTAACAATTTGCCCATGATGTCCGCAATCAGTTAGCACAAGATCACCCAATCGTGCAGTAAGTTTGTTGTTTGTTAAATCGTCTGGGCTACCTGTAATGATTGTTCCACCTGTTACTAATGGAGGAACATGTATTGGATGATAGCATGTGCCGTGTGTTTTATCACCTAATCTTGCTACTGGTTTTCCCATTTATATTATCCAAGCCATTTTTTAATAGGATCCCAAGTCTTTTTTGCAATGCTTAATATGTTAGTTGCCTTCAAATCACTATTAGCACCAGTTGGAAAAAACCGGCGTACTTCAGTACCGTTTACTTCGGTGTTACCAAATTTAGTAACTAAGTCTGATTCAGATCCGTACACTCTTGTTTTTCTTGCTATTTTTCCAAATGATTCTGCTGTGGCTTGGAGTTGCCCACTATACGATTCAATCCTAACATCGACATTTTCTACTATGTCTCTAAAACTTGAAGTTTTATCAATATTGAAGTTTCTTAAGACGCCGGTTGAGTCTACTGCTTTTGAAACTGAAGGAAGTGCTAAACTAGATACTGAACCTTTTGCCATTTCTGCAATACCACCGCCATCTATACCAGCAAATTTACCAGCCACTCCACTAGGATCTCCCATACTAAGTGCATCACCTAACGCACCCGGAGTTTTAATTGCACTTGCTTTAAGAATATCGTTATCCAGACCCATATTTAACTTGTTTTTATTTCCTACTGACATCTCGCCAAGTTCTGCTTTTGCTTCTAATATTACTGCATCCAGTTTTGCTAGTGCTATCATCTCTGTTACACTTCCGCTTGATAAATTTTGCAGTCCGGCGGCCATACCGTTTACACTACTAAGTGCAACCCCGGCTACTGCTTTCATGTTCGTAGTTGCTTTACCGAGTGCAGCACTAAGACTGATAGGAATAAGTGCACCACCAAATATAGGAATGTCTGCACTTGGATCTGCTTTTCCTTCAACAGGCTCGACTACTTTTTCTTTTCCGTTTGGAAATCTTTTGTCAATGTCTTTAGTTTGCCCGTACATCATTACCTGTGTCTTATTGTACTCAACTTCTTTTTTTGGTAACTTGTAATCAATATTAAAGTTAACAACTTTAAGACTTGGTTTTATCATATAATTTTTTAATGCCATTATGCAACCTCTGTGTCTACTTCTTCTTCCGGTAATACTTCAACCTTTGCACCGTAACGTTTGTTTAACTGTGCATCAGTTCCGTATACTCTAATTAATGTTGTCTTTTCTGTAAACGGATCTTCGTTGTCTCCTGCAGAGAGGTTTCTTGCCTGTATTGTTTCAGTAACATCTCTAAAAGGCTTTTTACGATCAATATTAAAATTAACCAGTGTACCGTTATCTTGTATACGTCTAGTGTGTCTTGGTACTTTACTTTTAACTTCTTTAGTTGCTTCGCCTACAGTACCACTTGCTTCAAACTTACTGTTAAGCATTGCTTCTTGTATTCCTTTACAACTTAGTCCACCGGAAACACTAACCATGTCGCCTAGTTTTTCCATTGCTACACCGAGTTTTTCTTCTGCTTTTGTCATAGCATCTGCAATAGCATCACCTGGTGACTTTAGTTCTGTTATAGGATCGCCAAAATCATCATATGTAGGATGTCCGTCTGCGTCCATTACAGGTACGGGAATTTGTATTCCAGTTCCAGCAGATGCGTTTACTTTAGTTGCTTTACCTTCGACTGCACTCATATAATCTATAAACGCTTGATTAAGTTTTGCTTCCATCTCAGTTTTACCAGCAGCAGCTAATTTAGTCTTTAGCCCGTTTACTACTTCTATTTTGCTAGCCGCAGTACCAGCTGATTCTTTGATAGTGCTAATTGCTTCTGTTAACTGTCCTGCTGCGTCTTGTGTCTTAGTAAGCATCTCTGCTGTTTTTACTTCTGTTTCTGCGGCTACAATTGCAGTTTTAATGTCAGGTGTAATAGCACCAATGGTGCCCATTATGTTACAGGAGTCACCACCTAGTTTAAGTGTTTTATTTGCACTTGCAGTTAATTTTGTTAAGTTAGTTGCGACGTCGCCATCTAAATCTATGTTGAATGATTTTCCACCAAATGATATAGGCATTGTTATTCTCCTCCTCTACTCCAAGGTTCGTGTTCTGGTACAACATTTGCAATACTGCTTAGTACATCTCTGTTGTTATTAGCAGTTAATAGATCATTAGGCTGCGGAGTTGATGCAACTGTAGCTTCTGGACCGTTGTGGTGTATGTCACTGTCAATTGCAGTAAACTTTTGATCTTCAGCAGTTCTAACGTGTAAGGGTCCTTCGCTTTGCACATATGTACCTTTTTCACTATATAGGTCTATTGTTCCATCAGCTGCTTGCATTTTAATTGCTGCTTCTCTTGCAGTAACGTTTACATTTTTATTGGCTTCCATATTAATATTTCCGCCTGCATGTACGTTAAAACTTCCTTCGCAATGTATACTAAAGTTTCCTTTACTGTAAGCATTTGTGTTACCAGTGTTATCCATTTCAATCCAGGCGTTACCACTTGCACTTGCAACGTATATAATACCTGCTTTATCGTCCATCAACAATTGATGCCCTGTACTTGTACGCATTCTAATTAAATTATTATCACCCTCAACATCACCGTCATCCATAACAAACATATGTCCCGGCAAGCGTTTCTTAACTAGTAAATCATCAGCAGTAGCGTTACCACTTTTCATACGAGATTTTAATGGTGCATTAGTAGCTGGATCAGTATCAACACTTCTACCCGGCGTACTAATTCCGTATACTGCACTATTGTTTTCACGTTGACTACTGCTAAAACTTTGTCCTCTTACTGAATCACCGAGCAGTCCCTGTTGTTTAAATATTTTTAATAGAGGAATATTTACAGGTCTTTTTATTATACCCACTGTACTTCTGTTTGGATCTTTAAATTTAATATTACGCTCTATAACAGGAAGAATATCTTTTCCTGATACTGCCGCTGGCAATATATCTGATACCTCTGCACTTTCAAGCCAGTGTTTACTACTAGCCAGTCCTGGTGTCATATGATTTGTCATATCATCAATGATACATCCAATTACTACACCTTTATCTTTAAGACCTTCGAGGAAAGTTACAACAACTCTTACACCAGGATCAGGAGGGCTCATCCACATTCCATAAGAGTACGTTCCGTCATCTTGGTTCTTGCTTGTTAAACTTTTATCAGTTTTTCCGTAATAGGGCGTTGCCCATTGTACCGGCATCCAACT